ATACCGCTAGATGTCCTATTAATGGCTTTTACTTTTAAAATATTTTGTGAGCTGGTCAATGGAGCTAGATTATAATCTTCTCCTGTGATCATTCTATTCTGGGTATAGTACAACGCAGGAGCATTCGCTCTTATGGTATCAATACCTTCTGATGGGGTTGAAGTACTAACTGTATATTTTAAACTTAAACTTATTGTTAAAGAATGTAGAACTCCTTGCTTATTTGTATAAGGAACTGTAATATTGATTCCTCTCATTTCAGGAGGAGATATCTGATAAGCAAGGCCGTTGCTTACTCGATAATAAACTCGGAAAGATCCTTGTGGTAAATTTCCGTATATCCCGTCGGCAAAAACTAAATCTATTTTGTCATTTTCTTTGGTAACAATATTATAGATATCTCTTATATCGTTAACCACACTGTTGTAAGCAATATTATTACCAGTCAATGAAGAAACTTTAGTCCATTCATTTAATTGATTTCCGTTAGAATCTAAAGAATATAACCATACATCATCATTATTAATACCATTAGTGTCAACTGCTACTCTTTCATTGATAGTCGGAACGTCTATGGCAAAATCGGCGAGTTCTAAGCTGCCTTGTTTGAACATCAAATAAAAACCAGTATTTGCACTGCCTGCTCCGCGACCATCCTGTCTATAGATAAATCCTAATTGATTTCTAGGAACAGGAGCTTCTTCATATATTTCTTCTCTATTTAAAAAGCTGGTACTGATAATTTCAAAAATCATGCTTCGACCAGCTACAGATTTTGTAAAGGTATAGATAGGCACATCTAAATTTGCTGATCTAAATCTATATTGATCAGTAGAAATACCCTCTATCGTAGCTGAACCTTGGCTTCGACCAAATTCTGTATTATCAGCCATTGCAGCGTTCAACACTGTGATAAATTGTTCTGCCCAGTTTGGATTTGTAGGATCATTCCAAATAATTGTTTGTTGGCTTAAATCTCTGCCGTTACTATCTAAAATATTTTCTGTGGTACTAACAGTGTCAAACTTTAATAAACCGTTAGCTGGTATATTTCTTTTAGCATTGTATGCCAGCATTCTTGCTAGCCGAAGTACACTTTCTTTTCTCTCAGCTAATTCTATAAAGTTCTCTCTACTTGCTAGATCAATCCTAAAGCTGAGACTTTGTCCTAAAAATGCTATAGCATCTATTAATGCCATGTATTCAGAACTTTCAATATAATCATTGAAATCTTCTGGATAATTTTCTCTAAGGTAGGCAATGATTACTCGACGCAGATTTTCAAAATCATAAGACTTGAAATCCGCATTTTTAAAGGTCTGGTATATTCTTTTCCAGTCCTGATTTAATAATAAATTGTTTAACCTCGATGTAGTAGTCATTTATTTGATTCCTATCTTATATTTACCCATAAGAAATAACTGGTCAGATAATGACAGAATTGTTTCTATCAAATTCAAATTTCATTTTTTCAGTGATATTAAACGGGAGATATGTTATTTCTGCTTCGATCCTTAGTCCTTGCTCTGTCGAGTCGACAGTTACTGAATTTACTGATATTCTAGGATCATAATTAATAATAGCTTCTACATCTTTACTAACAATAGTTTTTACTTCTTCTGTAAAAGGTTCAAAAAGAATATCCCAGATAACAGTTCCAAAATTTGGATTTTCTAATTTTTCGCCTTTGCGTATATAAAAATGATTTAATAAATCCTGTTTGACTAGATCGATATCATAAATTTTAAATCCATTTTTAGCATCGCTAGAATTAAATCCTGTGTAAGTGAAAGACACTACACCTTGCGATCCCAAAGATGCTTTTGTAACTGCCACTGATTTTTGATTATATAATTTTGCCATTTTATTTTAGACCTCTCTATCTGTTTCAATAGGTGTTAATTGTTGAGGGGCTTGGTTTTCGTGCAGTAACCAGGGTTCATGCTGCGGGATTCTTTTCATGATGCTGTTAACAACACCTGCTTGATATTTGTCTTTCCAATCAACATTTCTATCGGTAATAAGATTTTCATGAAGTTGCAAGGGTCGTATTTTGTCAGCGACTTCAGCTTCTGCAGCCTGAGGACCATTCATATGTATCTGTGCCGCGGTTTCTATATGATTTCCTCCGCTTCTAATATCTGTTTGTTTAGCTGTGGTGATTCTAGTGTTTTCAAATGATTTGATGTGCAGGCCTTTGATTGCTTCCGGTTGTAGAGCCAAGATGCTTGTTTCGTCTTTCACATTCGTATGGGTCGGCTCCGAATCTTTATCTTGGACGGAAATTCTCATATTACCCATTACCTTGACATCTAAATTTCCTTGTAGATTTTCATCATTTCTAACATGTATTTTTCCGTTTCTGCCTATTAGTAAATTGAAATTTTCTACACTTTCTATTTGTACTCTTCCTTTTTCATTACCTGCGGTGTCGAATACATCTTTTGAATTATACAAAGATTCAGGATCTAAATATTCAGCAGTTGCTTTGATATTAACGTTTCTTCCGGCTTCGATATTGATATCTCTATCAGCTCGAATATTATAATCATTTTTAGTGTGTACCGAAACGCTGTCTTCTGCAAAAATATCTATTTTTCCGTTACTGGTCATTTCTATCCAAGATGTGCCTCTCGCATTACTGATATAAATTAAATCTTCTGAATTATGAAGTAAGATTTGATGACCAGTTCGTGTCCTTAATCTAAAACATTCTCCGTAAGGAATATCTGGTTGTCCTTTGCTTTTTTCTTCAGTGTTTAATGTATCAATATACTCCACTGGGCCCTCGCTGGCCGAAGTCTTTCTCTGATATTGATCATCGCCGTCATCCATGATAATCTGAGAACCGCCTAATCTACTTACAGGCACAGGACCTGGACTTTTCGTTAATCTTTTACCTATTACCTGCTTTTTAGCTCCGGGTCGTCTATCTAGTGGTCCTGGAGTTGAGATACCGAATACCATAGATGGAATATCTCTACGAGCAGAAGAATTGTGACTGCCGCGAACATCATCATCTAATAAGCCTTCTTCTAAAAGTCTATCAGCAATTGGATGAACTGCTTTTTTAATCTTATCGATCTCCATATTTTGAGATCCATCATTGGCTCTACGATTCACTTCGGCGACCGGAAGTCTTGTACTAGATCCATACTTGCTATCTGGGGATTCGACGTTTGTAGAGCTGGCAATTCCAGGAACCATTTGATTCATGAATCGTCCAGGAACGCAGGCTATCCAATAACCTTCAGCTGGATTCTCATCGATAAAGACCACCATAACAGTGACTCCAATATCGGGAGGAACGAACCACATTCCATACGATTTCTGGGTGTCGTTAAAATCTTCCTTGTTAGTGCCCATGAATTCAAAAGGCGTCGATCCATAAAAGGGAGTAGCGCACCTCACCACATATGTTTGATTGTCATCTCCTATGGTATTTCCTTGCCGTCTCAACAAAGTAACTTCCAACGAACCCATAAAAGAAGGATCGAGATGCCCGACTACTTTGGCAAGATATGGGCCGGCACCTATACCTGTTGATTTTTCATTAGCTGCTTGTCTACGTTCTAAGGCCATTAATTATTCCTAAAAAGGTCCGTACAATTCTTCTGGATCAGTCACTGTTGTCTTCGGGGGAGCTTCTTCACCAATTATAATTGCAGGAGTATTGTTTACATCGACAGGTTGTCTTGTATTATCAAAATCGCTGGCTTGCAACGGCATTCTCAGACATGCCAATTTTTGTTTAAACACTCCGTCATTAAATGTATTGTCAACTGTAATTACTTTATAAATTCCGCTGAATACGCTTTCTTGATTATTATTTGGAAAGTCATATAATCCTGTTCTTTCATTAACATCAGTTGGTGATTTAAAAGAAACATAGATATACACATCGCTGCCTTCATAATTCATAGTATTATCAGCTGTGGTTAATTTGTTGTCGGCACTAACTGAAGCAAAATAATTTCCTATTCCGCTGTCGACTAACCAGTAAGGATCTCCTAATACTTCTAAATCTACATTAACTAATTCTGTAGTATTATCTAAAAATGCTTTCTGGAAAGTCTTAGCTACCATCTGTTCTGTGGTTTCGTTACCGCTAGGAGATCCATCGACATTTAATAAACCAGGATCTTTAAGCAATCTAGCAGATCCTGTGTTTGAAGCTAAGGCTGCAGAAGCTGCTGCTCCCACTTCAGTTTTGGTAGTTTTACCAGTTTTTTCTCCCGAAGATTTTTGATCTACGTTTGCATTAGTGCTTGAATCTTTTTCTGACTTAGGTGTTGCGCCGGTAAAAAATAAATTATTAATTTTAATATCAAATCTGAGAATATCATTGTTCTGTCCAGAATAGATATATTCATATTTTTTGGCAATTAATTTTTCTAACTGTCCGTATCCAGGCGGAGCAGATGTAGGATTTGAAAACACCGCTTGATGGACTTTGTAAGGGTACACTCTAAAAATAATTTTTTTTGCGTATTCTCCTCGTTTATCATCAAAGCCTAACAATTGTATTTGTGCATCTATTTTAAACCAATCAATTAATCCTTCGGGGCTAGGAGGTTTCGACAACGACTTTACAGCATAATTTGATGCTATCACAATTTTGTGTATAATAGCTGTTATAGTTTCCCCTTGAGCAAATTGAAATTTTCTATTTTTAGGATCCACTGTCATCTTATCTCGTTGGACTTTACCTGTGGTTTCGTCAATAACGTCTGTTTCTTTCTTAAAAGTAAAGTTTCCGCCATCTCCAGCATCTAGGCCCATATCGGATTCTGAAATTGGATTTTCTCCGAAATTATTTTCGGAGCTTGTTGCACCCCCTACCGATCTTCTTCCTAAAGATGAAGGATTAATGGTTGCTCCGTTTACGCTGCCGCTAGACCCTGTATTGAATAATTCATCAGATGTCTGCGGAAATTGTATTTCGTAGACATTGGCTATCAATTGTTTTTCGTCTAAAACAAGATCTTGTTCTGCTCTATTTAAAACAGCACAAAGACTATTTTCTCCCTCTACTAATAGTTGCTTAACTGTTACTGGTTTATTTTTATCTGCTTCGATAGCGATATCGTTGTAAGTCTTATTGATGACAGATCCATAACCTTGATGATTAAAAGGAATAGCTTCTACTTTATAATTGCTTCCAGATTCGGTTACATCAAATTCTACTTTTGTCAATTTAACAGTAAAGTATCTAGGGCGCACTCCTTGAAACAATTTGCCATCGTCAGTATAACCTGCAAAATCTAATCGTAAAACATACGGAGCTTCTAAGTATGTTGAATGGCCGGCATTTAAAGCTGCTATCTGCAGACTCTGCAAAAATAGTCCCATAGAATAAGGTTCGTAAATATCAAAACTAAAACTTATGGCATTAGTATTTCCAGTTTTCTGACTAGCAGTAACTATTGTGGTCATTAAAAAATTGTTAACAAAATATTCAGGAGTCCCCGATGCCGTAGCGGTCCTCTGACTGTCATACCTTCCCGCCGAAGAAAATACAATATTTTTTAAAGCTGCTGGAGATCCTCTATATGCTAATGGATCATTGAATTGGGCTGGAGTTAGACACGCCAGTGTCCATAAGGGAGTATACGATGCGAACTGTTCAAGTTCATTTGGTAATCCTTTTACTGACTGCCCTTGTTTATCGCTGGTTTTTCCTAGATCAGGTATTATTCCCTGAGATAATCCGTTTGTAATTTTGTTAATTGCACTAGATACCTTTAATCCGGTAGTTACTAAAGCGATACCTTGATTAATAAAAGACATCTTAAACTCCTAAATATTTTTGGAGATTTGATTTTTTTGGGCAAAAAATAATAGTCCCTGGTTCAAAATCATATATAGGATCTTTTATAATGCTCATATTACGTTGAACAAAAACCCACCATAGTTTTGAATTTCCGTATAAGTCATATGCTAATAAATCTGGACGATGTCTATATTGATTTTCTATAACATATTGATAATCATCGTCTTCGGCCGGAACTGGTCGAATTTCTAATAATTCTAAATAAAGATTATTTTGAGGTGTCGCTTTATACGGCGATGCTTGTGAATATGTGGCCATTAGATAAATCCTACTCCGTCAACTAAACCGCCCCTAGCATAATCTTGAAGATTAAACTTTCTTAATCTCGATCTATTATAGATCGGAGTTACTGTAACTGATATTGTACTTAGAACAGGCACCCATGTGTTGGTACCATAGGTATTGCAATTAATATAGTTGATATCGTCTTTTAAATCTACTGAGAAACTTTTTATAATTACCGGTACATTATTAAAAACACTTGTTCCATATCCAGAAAGAATACAAATTATCGGCGGATTACCAACATTAGGTCCTTGACCAAAAAACATTTTTGTAGCTGTTTTAAAAAATGTCGTTGCCGAGATCCAATATGCAGCATCTCTTTCAGTTTCGCAACTGAAATCTCCAGAAATTTGTATTTCGTCGACTTGACTATTTTTGTATGCTTGAAATGGATAATTGTTATGGATCGTATCTACCTGGGTATAATTTGCCTTCGTAGATACTGTTATATTTGGTAGATACGGCCAAACTACACCACCGGTTTCTTGCAAGACCGCAAATAAAGGTGAATCAAATAGGCTCCATTCTGCATTAAGTCTTACACGCCAATCATTAGCAGTTCCTGGCTGAAGCTCGATGGCTTTTCCTATAGATTTAAACAATTCGGCGCCAGAAGGAATATTAGCTCCTCTTTTAAGACTTAGCAAATTATTAATCTGCCCCGCAGCTTTGCTGATTTGTCCTGCGATATTGGCGATACCGGTGGCCAGATTTCCGCCTATACCTAATTTGTTAATCGATCCTGCGATATCTGCTGTTACGTTGGATATAGAACCAACCGATTGTTGCAGACTAGAAATAGCACCTCCTACTGAGCTCTGTACACTATTACCAATTCCGCCTAATGCGTTTCCTGCATTACCTAAAGCACCTGCTGCACCGGAAGCAAAACCGTTTAACCCGCTGCCTATCGCTCCGCTTAATCGATTGACCGTTGCGTCTACATTAACTTTCGAAAATTCAGCAGATGCCGCATTCAATGAAGAACCTGCTTGATTGCTTACCTGTGCTACAGACTGGCTAACAGAGCTAACCAGCTTTGCTAAGGGGTTAATTGGTAAAGACATAATTAAAAATATCTCCGTTTAGTCTATTTATTCTTGACAAAATATGCTATTATTATAGTGTATCTGGAGAATTTAAAATTTATGACTTTACCTCAACCAAAAATAAAATATCTAACAAATAAAGATCTACTAAGAGAAATACACTTATCTAAAAATACTTATTGTTCATTCACTAGTCCCGAATACCACGATTATGATTTGATCGTAACTAGTCTAGAAAAAATCAATATAAGAACTATCGCAGAGGCCAAAAGAAATCGAGCCTCTAAACTAAGCAAACAGGCACACGAAAATGCCGTTGCTGCGGGAGGCAAAAAATTACCTGCCAAAGATTTTGAGATTGACTACAAGAAAATCGAAAAGCAAGATGTAATATTTCGAGTGATGACTTTTGAACATGTGCCGCTCGCACCTGGACGTAAAAAGACTTTAAAGAATACTGCTGACAGTCACGAAAAAGTAAACTTTCCACCATTTCAGCATTGGAAGTTCGATAAAAACGATAATCTAATATGTGTTGGAAAAAGCCATTGGCAAGGGCCTATGAAGACCGGTAAATTTTCTAAGGAACACGGTAAGATGACTGACAATCTTGCTCGCATGTTTCTAAAACTCTGTGAGCGTTATGCTACTCGAGGCAACGTTCGTGGTTATACCTACAACGACGAAATGCGTGGACAGGCCATCCTACAGCTAACACAGATAGGGCTACAGTTCGATGAAAGTAAATCCGATAATCCTTTTGCTTATTATACTGCTGCCGTTACTAACTCATTTGTTAGAATCATCAACATCGAAAAGCGTAACCAGAACATTAGAGATGACATATTGGAGATGAACGGTATGAACCCAAGTTGGACTAGACAAAATAGTGGTCCTACAATCAGCGAAAAGACTCACACCGGCGGCGATACTGGCGGTGGTGATTGGGATTGACCGCTAATACTAAAGATTGTAAAATAATCCTATGAATCTATTCAAAAAGGTAGCCTGTTTCACAGACATACATTTTGGTTTGAAAAGCGGTAGCAGAACTCACAATATCGACTGCGAAGAGTTTGTCAAGTGGTTTTGTGAGCAAGCTAAGAAAGAAGGTGCAGAAACCTGTATCTTCCTAGGCGACTGGCATCATAATCGTGCCAGCACAGATGTGTCTACGATGAACTATACTCTTTCGAATCTCGAGCGACTGAGCAAGAGCTTTGAAAAGATGTATTTTATCCTAGGCAATCATGACCTGTTCTACAAAGACAAACGCGAGATCAACTCTGTAGAATTCATGCGTCTGTTCCCTAATGTAGTCCCTATTCGTGAACCTCTAACAGAAGGTGATGTTACTATCCTTCCATGGTTGGTCGCAGAAGAATGGAAAGACATTCCTAATATCAAAAGCCGTTATATCTTTGGTCACTTAGAACTGCCTAGTTTCTACATGAATGCGATGGTGCAGATGCCGGACCACGGGCAGTTACAGCGCAATCATTTCGTCAATCAAGAATTTGTTTTTACAGGGCACTTTCATAAACGTCAACAATCAGGCAACATCGTCTACATGGGCAATGCTTTCCCGCACAACTATGCAGATGCCGGAGATGATGAACGAGGCATGATGCTGTTGGAGTGGGGCGGTAATCCGGAATATCGAACTTGGCCTGATCAGCCGGTATACAGAACTTATAAGTTAAGCCAAATTATCGATAATCCCGATAAACTCCTTCGTAAAAAAATGCATTGTCGAGTAACTATTGATTTACCGATTACCTTCGAAGAAGCCAACTATATCAAGGAACAGTTTATTCCCCAGTACAACCTGAGAGAATTGATGCTTATACCTGAAAAAGTAGAAGTTGATTCTAGTGTAGCACCAATCGATATTAATTTCGAAAGTGTTGATACGATTGTTATGAATCAAATCAATTCTATTGATTCGGAAACCTACGACAAAAAATTACTACTAGATATCTACAACAATCTATGATTAAGATAAAAAATCTTACAGTAAGAAATTTCATGAGTGTGGGTAATCAAACCCAAGCTATCGACTTTGACAAGGGTCAACTTACTCTGGTCTTGGGAGAAAACTTAGATTTAGGCGGTGACGATAGCGGTGCTCGTAACGGCACAGGTAAAACTACAATCATTAACGGACTCAGTTATGCTATCTATGGCCAGGCTCTAACTAATATCAAACGCGATAATCTTGTTAACAAGATTAATAGCAAAGCCATGTTGGTAACTTGCAGTTTCGAAAAGAACGGAATAGAATATCATATCGAAAGAGGTCGCAAACCTAATCTATTAAAATTCAGTATTAACGGACAAGAACAAGAATCCGCCGATCAAGATGAAAGTCAAGGTGATTCAAGAGAAACACAAAAGGCTATCGAAGAATTATTTGGTATGAGTCATGAGATGTTTAAACATCTCGTAGCCTTGAACACATATACAGAGCCATTTTTATCGATGAAAGCTAGCGATCAACGTGCTATTATCGAAGAACTATTAGGCATTACTCTTCTTAGTGAAAAGGCAGAACAACTTAAAGAACAGATTAAATTTTCAAAAGATGCTATTGCTACAGAAAATACTCGAATAGAAACTATTAAAATTTCTAACGAAAAGATTCAACAAAGCATCGAAGCATTGGAACGAAAACAACGTTTATGGGAAGAAAATAATTCTAAATCTATCGAGGACTTAGAAGTTAGCATTAGTCATTTAGAAAAAATCGACATTGAAGCAGAAATTGCTGCTCATAAATGTTGGGATGATTATAACAAAAAGAAAACTCGTAAAGAATCTGCGGAAAAATGGATTGCTAACATTACCGCAGACAATCAGAAACAAGAACGATTAATTGAAAAACTAAAAAAAGAAATAGAAAGTCTTAAAGATCACAAGTGTTATGCCTGTGGTCAGGAAGTTCATGACAGTAAACAGGCAGAAATATTGCAGCAAAAGGAAGATCTTCTTAAAGAAACTGCGCTACAGGTTTTAGCTAACCTTTCTCAAGAAGAAGAACACCAAGCTACATTAAAAGAAATCGGTGAATTGGAAACATGTCCTGTAACTCAATATGATACTATCGAACAGGCATATAATCATCGCAGTACTGTTGAAGGATTACAAAAAGATCTAATAGTTAAAAAATCTGAAACGAACCCTTATAGCGAGCAAATCCAAGAACTCAAGCAGACAGCAGTGCAAGAAGTAGATTGGAATATGCTAAATGAATTAACTAGGATAAAGGATCATCAAGAATTCTTACACAAATTACTGACCAGTAAAGACAGTTTTGTACGCAAACGCATTATCGATCAAAATTTGGCCTTCCTAAATCAAAGATTAACTTATTATTTAGATCGTATTGGTCTACCTCATACTGTAGAATTTCAAAATGACCTAAGTGTTATTATCACTCAACTAGGTCAAGATCTAGATTTTGATAATTTAAGTAGAGGCGAACGTAACAGATTGATTCTATCATTAAGTTGGGCATTCCGTGATGTGTGGGAAAACTTGTATCATCCTATCAACTTGCTGTTTATCGACGAATTAGTAGACAGCGGTATGGATGCGTCTGGTGTCGAAAGCTCAATCGCAGTCTTGAAAAAGATGACCAGAGAGCGCAATAAAAACGTTTTCCTTATCAGTCATAGAGATGATTTAACCAGTCGCGTTAATCATGTACTGAAAGTTGTCAAAGAAAACGGATTTACCAGCTATAACACAGATATTGATATTGTAGAATAATGGCAACAGAAAGTCACGACGATATGATCAAAGCGTTCCAAGAATATTTTAAATGGCAGGATCGTTTTGAATGGCGAGGTTCCGACGAAGCGGGAATCAAAGCCCGATTTTGGTTGTCAGAAATACGTAGACATGCTTCACAGAGGCGCAAAGAAATACAGGCAAAAAGAGAAGAAAGGCGCATAGCCAGAAATGGCAAGGTGGGAAGACCGCCAAAGGCTACATAATGGGTGCTGTGGACGTATCAAAATCAACCCGTAGAAGAAATACCCGAAGGCTATATTGGCTTCGTGTATCTCATCACGAATCTACAGACCGGACAGAAGTACATAGGCAAGAAACTAGCACAGTTTAAGAAAACAAAACCTCCACTCAAAGGCAAAAAACTTAAAAGAAGATCAGTGGTAGAAAGCGATTGGCGCGACTACTGGGGTTCTTCCGATAGGCTCAACGCAGATGTCCAAGCACTAGGTCCGGAAAAATTCACTAGAGAAATACTTTATCTTTGCAAGTCCAAGGCAGAAATGTCATATTTAGAGGCAAGAGAGCAGTTTGAACGCCGAGTTTTAGAAACTAACGAGTATTATAATGGCATTATTAATGTCAGAGTAGGCGGTTCAAACATACTTAGGCAACGTCTCGAAGAACAGAAAAAGGCAAAATAAAAGCGGTTTATTTGGCTAGCGCAGGCTAATATCGTGCGCTCTATACCTGGTCATCGGTGTACACAGGGACGGAATTCCACGCCGCAGTGGTACTCAGCAACTACCCATTATGGATGAAGATCGCTTAAAACCTGCGATTTTGCTGTTTGAAAAGGATATGTAAAGGTAAAATGAGGGGAGAAAAACCCCACGTATGCGTTAGTGATAGCAGATTAATGTATACCGCCGTTGTGATAAGACTGAGCTCGAGGTACCGGACAACCGCCTCTGTAATGCTCTACTGCTGTGTGACATTGTTCGACTCGGATAATGCTTCTTAGCCCTTAGCTGGGCTAAGTGTGACTGAACGATCTGGATAATACTAACTTTGCGCTTCGCGCAAAAAAATAATTTCATGCATCTGTGAAATTATTCGAAAAAAGAAAAAAATGCGTTGAGCGCAAGCGAAAACGCAAACGAGCGCAAGCTCGTTTTTTACAATAAATAAAATATCACTTCTGGAACAAATATGAAACTTAAGAATCTCCTAGATGAAAGAGCTTTGCTTATAGAGTCTCACGTAGCACAGAGCCGAAGAATATTAAAAGAATCTTGTGATGGATTAACCAACGATCAAAGAATCGTTGTAGAAGGTATATATCGAGAATTCCTTCCTTTGATCGAAGCATCATTAAGCGCAGATCAAATCAAACAGATATTTGGCGCTGTGGAAAAGTCTGCTATAGCTGGTGGTAGTTCTAGGACCATGGTTGGCGCAGGAGTTGATGTAGCTAAAAAAGCCAACGAAACCATCAACAAGATCGGTAGATGGTTGCAGGATACTACTCCTGTGAAAAATTTCGATCAGAAGTTCGAAGACCTCAAAGCCAAAGCAGCAGAAAAATTTCCAGACCTATCACAGAAGCTGAGTTCTTTGGGAGATTGGGCCAAAGAAAATCCCGGCAAGACCGCAGCCATAGTGGGTGTGCTGACTGCCATCGCTTCTTTGGCAGGTGGACCTGTAGGCGGTGCTATCGCTGGTCAGATTTTGAGAGGTTCAGTAGAACTGCTCAAAGGTGAAAAACTGTCTACGGCCATAGGCAAAGGTATCAAGACCGCGGTGTTGGGTTTCATCACAGGTGCTGTGGCAGAAAAGTTAGGCGATTGGATGTCTGGTCTCAGGGCAGATGCTGTGGATTTCAACGACGGTCTAACACAGGTATCATTTGAAGGATCTTCAGAACTCAGCGGACCGGGTTGGTCATGGACACGCAGCTTTGAACGCAACGGATTCACTGTGCTACCTGATGACAAAGAAGCTATATTAAGGTTGGTTGATGAAGTCAACACTGGAACGCCTGGAGCATTTGACAAGCTCTATAGCTTCGCTCAGGAAATCAACACA